TGAGACTAGAAGGGAGTGTTGGAAAACTCCAGTCGCTCAGACCATAAACGCATTGCCAACGCTTGTAATCGTGAAGATGTTGATGCCTGGTGAAGCTCCTGCACTGAAGATGTTGGTGCCTGATACGCCCGATGTTGTCACGGTTAAGAGACACGTTAACGTGCCAGCCGGGAGACATACGCGACGCCGCGCACACGAAAGCGAAACAAATGCTTCGTGCGCACCTGCTGGGGATCCAGATTGTACTCCGAAAGTAGCCCTTCCGCGATCCATGGTGATGATCTCCAGGGCCCCTCCGTTAGGAGTAAACCCAATATCATATTGGCAATCCAACTCGGCTGCTCCGACAATTGTTGACACCGTGGCCGAAAGACCCAAGCTCATGCTCAGGTCATACATGCCGGCCGGAATGTCAATTGCCAGAGATGGCACCCCTTCTTCAAGAAGGATACCGCCAAATCCGAGAGATAGGCCATTGCCCGGTCCTCGTTGGAAGACCGGGCCACCTAGACCGCTTTGGACTGTAAATTCCAAAGCATACGTTCCGCTGCTAACTCCTGCTAGAGGAGTCACAGAAAACGCGCTGGACCCTTGGTCGACAGGAACAACTGTCCCTGCCAGTTCAGGCAATGGATCATGCATGCCCTGAAATCTAACGTCATACTCGACTTGAAAGTTGCCGAGAGTCAAACTGCCCGTTTCAACGAGCTGTTGCAAGGCGTCAGTGGACATGGAGAAGTAGGCCCTAAAGGTGCCCATATCCTCATATCGTCTATCGACGAATTGACCCATGTTGGATGCGGCATCGCGGCACCATCTCCACACTGGACGTGCGACGGCGCAAAGTCCGTCGTTCCGCGATTCTTGTGTAGAATACGCGGGAAATATGTCTGCATGCGTGGTGTTCATGGCTTCCGCTATATCCGTCGGTGCGGGATCAACCACATCTTGATCGTATCTCAAGATCACTTGACCTGGAGTGGTAGTTCCAACGGCTGGTGTATAAAACACCCGATAGTCCAAAGGCAACGCCTCCCAATCTTCCATAGGAAGCTGCGTCTTATGGTACTTCTTGGCCATTGGGTGATCCATTTTCGGCGGCACCAACCATTGTTCAAACGCGCGGGCTGTATTCGCCAACCACGAAGTCACCGCCATTGTTCCGTCAGCCGCAAGCGTGCTGATGGAGTCGTCAAGAAACGACAAGGCAGGGTTAACAACGTGAGTGAGAATAGGGACGAGAATCTCTTCAAAGAGTTCCACGCCCGGACGGGCAACTACGCGCCCGTCATCCGTGCGAAGGAAACAACGGTCATACGCCTCCTGAATCTTTTTCCACTGTTTGGCACGTGGATGTGTTGATGGAAGAGGTCGACCATTGACGTCCTGAGGTCCGGCAGGAGGATGCGTCAAGATAATCGTGGAAACTCTGCGTAGTCTGTGGGACCGCTTTGGTTGCGCTCCCTGAAACAGGCTTGCATTGTTCCGAGTGATCGTCTTAGGCAACATGAGAGCCGGCTCAGTGTCGCTCTCAATTCCTCGCTCCAGAAACTCAGTCCGTTTGACCCGGGTCTTAGCGGCACCGGTGTGCATCGGGGCGACGTATGCAGCAGGTATGCTGCTTCGTCGTCTTTGGTGCTCACCATCACGCTTGACCTTGGCCAGTACTTGGTTCTTGCTCTTCTTTTGTTCAGTCTTCGTCATCGAAGTCGTTCCACTCCCTAAAGCTCGGTTATGGGGGGGGTGCGCTGAGCCCCTATTTTAATCCTGCCCCGGTGTTGCTTTAAGCGTAATCGACGTGCATGATGCTTTTAATAGCATGCTGCACTGCTGCCGATCGCTCCTTCCCCATCACCTTCATGGGCCAGACATTTTGCCTGATCAATCCAGTGGCGGAGAAATCTCGCAACACTTCGTCCAAAATCGATATGTCGCCGTACTTTTCCCTCAGAACAGCCCACACTGTTGCCACATTCGGTTCAGGAATGTCGCGACTAGCTTGAGCCTTATATTCCCGGTCTGGGACCAGGTGCTCCAAAGAAATGGCTTTCCCTTGCTTCACACTTTTAGCGTTCTGCAAGAACTCTTTGCAAGCGCCGACCACAGGATAAGACGACGGGACAAATTTCAAACATTGTCCCATCATGTTCATCACATGCCCGTATCCGCCTAAGAGCAGAGGATCTCTCAACACTTTTGTCATTTTAATGACGCTAGCGGGAGAGGGATACCAATGCCCTGTTCCTTCCGCAGTGGGCATCCACAAATGTCTCAAAAACTCACTTCCGAATGCTTCCTCGGTTCTGGCATACCAAATTGGTTTAGCCATGAACCCGCTTTGATGCACCAGTTCTTCGAATCTATGTCGATCAACTGCCGCAATCATAGCGGGCCTATCGCGCCCATGGGAGTGTTGGGACGAGAGTCGCGCTGCTCTATAACAAACAGCGAAATTATGAACCGTCGAAGCAATAGACGTGAAGGCGATACCAGTCGGCATTTGCCAGCCGGCCTCACCTTTAATTTTGAGAGTTTGGCGACTTTTCTTTTCGCCAAAGTACAGCTTGGTCGTATAAGGACCGCTGCAACATTTGCGGAACAATGCTTCCACTTCTGGAAAATCGCGGAACATGCTCTTCAACAGTGGTATGGTGAAACATTCAAAAGTTTCCGCCCCCTGCGTGCAATCAAACGCACTATAATCGTTGCAACATACAGTGCCATCGTAGAATTTGATATAAGAATCATCTCCACACAATAGCATGATAGTCGTTCCGTAAGTCCATTTGTTTAACACATCGGAGGTGTAATTGATGTCCACCGGTCCCGAACAGTAATATACTTGATATCGCACATCACCGGCAAACCATTCTTTGCCGTCGAGACACTTATGCCACCAATCGGCCCAGGCATTTGCCACAGGCCGAAGAAGCACATGTGCTTGATCTTCGAGCTCAACGATAGCACGTGGGTTCAAAGTCAGAGCATCTCCATCACACAACGTTGTCTTAATGATTTCGTTGTGCTTGACATTGATGTTCTTCTTAAAGAACTTATTGCCCTCGTTCAAAGCCTTGCGAGCGGCGTCATACCGCTTTTGAACCGCCGCGTTCTTTGCCGGACAGTCTTCTTCCGACAGAAACACAAGTCGATCCCGGAATGGTGCGACTTCCTCCCTAATCATGTCCAAGGCCGACACCCAGAACTTCTTTCGTTGTTCTTCAGACGCCCTAAAGGGCATCTGTTTGTGGATGCGGTTGACCACGGCACACAATTTGTTGGAGGCATTATTAGCCGGGCGCACTAACGCCACATGGTCGCCTTCAAAATCCCCAAACCAGTCAACAAACCAGTACACCTTCTGAGAGTGCGGGGATTGATTGGCCAGACACCGTTTCCACAGTTCGACTGCCCTAATCTTGACGACTGTTTTCCTCGCTTCGATGGCACAATCACCACCAGGCGGGAGACAATCGCTAGAAATGACAGTCAATTCCGGGTCCGTGTCTGGTCCTCTTTTGCTAGTATAAGCATCAGAGGCTCGGTCCGTGTTGATATTCCTAATCCAACACAAATCGGTCCAAGT